AGTAAAGCTTTCTTGACTTTACTATCAGTCTCGAACATCTGGTCTGCCAGTTCCTGTTTAAGTCCATGCAGAAGTGTGTCTATTTTAGAGGGCATACCGATGAATTTATTGATTTTATATCGGTTGCTTTCTGCGATCTGGCCTTGAAGGGTACCACGAGAACCACGGGTGAGATCGCCATTCCTGAAATACCAGAACGGAGAAGCTCTCATACGTTTGATATCATCTTCATTCAGAATAGATTTATTCTCTTGGAGCCAGTGTTCTACAGCACTGATCTTATAGTCATCCATGTAACTAGAATTGACTATACGATTCAATGCACGAGTCATTGTAACAACCGGATCAGTCAACTCAGCTGGTTCAAACTTATACGTCGGATTAGATACCGAACCTTGTCTAATGGGTTCAAATAAATCACGACTGTCTCTTGCACCGGTGAACTCGACTTGGAAGTTACGATCTGGACTACCTTCTCTAGTAGCGTCTACGAAATTCCTGCCTTTAAACTTCTGACCAAATCCTTTATCATGTTCAAGAATAGTAAATCCTCTGGGAACTACTCTAAAGTCTTCATCGAGATTATATGTAGCAGGTTCGATCAGTCCAGTTTGTCTATTCTTTCTAGGATAAAAGTTCTTAACGAAGTCCTTCCATTCCTGATCTGAATAAGACATATGAACAGCTTTAGCCTCAGCTACTCGCTTGTCCTTTAGGAGTTGTCTAATTTCATTTAGTTTTCCTGCAATGAATTCACCGTCTTTATTCGAATGTATGGGGGCAAACGTAGCATCTCCGTCATAGTTAAGAGTTTCCTTCCCACCGAATACTTGGCGTCTAACTATGGGTTGTTTTATGTACCTTTCGTAGGCATAGTCCCAGTGACCACCGCCGCGATACTCAATCTGACGGTAACTGATTGGAGAAGACTCTACTGAATTAGAATAAACGTACTGAACACGAAGAGGATTGCCATTGTCATCTTTAAGATTTAATGGGTATTTATCAGGAGAATATAATTTAATACCTCTGTACTTCCCTGCATTGACGTCTGCCTTAAATAGCTTTTTATATTCAGGGTTCTTGTTGTTGTAATAGGAAATGTCCCCACTCTTGTCGTGAATAGCAACAACAGTATTACCTTCAGGGACACTGCCTTTAACCATCGCCCCTTCAAATGGTTGACCTTTGACTTTACCATCCTCTGTGATGTTAGTCAGGACATGACTCATCACACCTTGTCTGGCTTTGTTTCGGTAGAGAGCAAGACTACGGTAAATAAGGTCTTTATTCCATAGACGCCTGAATGCTAGATAAGCCTGTTGCTCAGGAAACGAAGCTTCACGTCCTAAATATCTCTGCCATGCATCCTGTATCTCAGCAGGAGTCTCAAAGAAGTAACCCGGTAGTTTAGTCACAGGATCAGGAAGTTTCTGGCTAACCTTAAGCATACGGACAAAGTCATTCCAGACCTTGGCATTCCTACCAGTTAGGTTCCCTAGATAAGACAGCGACTTACGTTTGGCGTAGTTACCTTCATCTAGAATACCGTGATACAGATTCTCTACATACTGCATATCTCCTTTAATACTTTCTAAATATCTGTTCTGAAGATACGCAGCTTTAGCTCTATTCTCAGCTTCTGCTTGGGATAAAGTATCCTGAGGTAGTCTGAAATAGCCAAATATACCATTAGTGATTCTACCTTCTTTACGAGTAGAAGCAGATGTAGTTCTAGAGCCTATTAGATTATCTCTAACTAAGTCTTGAGTTTCATCGAGAGGAATAGTCCACTTGATTACATAACCCATACCTTTGTTATCGACGTACATATCCGGCGTAGTCTTTTCGAACTTACCGTCCTTGAGATTAAACGGAAGATATGTCGGGTCAGGCTTAAGACTGGGTATGACTTCAGCTTCAGTTCCATCAGGATGGCCTAGAAAGAAACGATGCCCTTCGTCATTTGACTTGATGATAAAGTTAGGGTTAGGTCTCCATTCTTCAGTATCAGGAGTTGGGAAATGTCTTTCTAAAACAGCAGTCTTAGGAAGATAGACAATATCAGGGTCTTGACCAACTATATACGGATGACCATAGCCATTACGTTCAGCATGGTTGATAGCAAGTTGGGAATTGCTGAAGTTATTACCATCATAATTAAGAATATTGACTACATGGTGTTCTGTATTGGATACAGGATCATGGATGATTTCTACATCACCGATAGTATTTTCTTTACCACGGAAGTATTCTGAAATCTTATCAGCTATATCTCTAAAGCCATTCTCAGCCAGTTCGGGTAGACGGACTATCCGACTAGTCTTGACTAAATTCTCTACATCTTGTGCTTCAGATGCTTCACCAGCATCAAGGATACGTGTGTGTTGTTCACGACTGAGATTACCTGGAGCATTTCTGATAGCATCCATATTAGAACGATGCATACTCAAAAGAGTATCTACAGCTTCTTTCTCTGGGTCAGGATTAGTAAAAGATACAATGGATTTTTGGACAGCAGCTTCGGTGATATCACCCTGAGCTTCTGCGACATTGGCTTTACTGGGTGAAGCGGGAGATTGTCTTAAAACATCTTCAAGATTAGCTCTAGCTGATTGTAAAGCCTCACTCTCAGCAGCAGGTCCTAGATTGGCTAGAGAAGACCTACCAGCCCCTTCAAGTGCAGCTTTAAGTCCTTTAGCTGCTCCCAATGCACCAGCTACGTTAAGACCGGACATGACATTACGAAGCATGACTTCGTCGTTAGACATACCTACCATTGACATCGCCCATTGCTGAGCTAGTGTTGGGTCTTGTTCTTTGAGACGATTAAATGCTTTATCGAAGAGGTCTTTACCTTGCTGTAACGAAGGTTGAGTTAATAGCTCCAGTCCTTGATCTCTGAGATTACTGCCTTCAAATATACCTGACAATGCAGAGGTATCCGGCGTATTCCCTCGCATGAGGTATTCTTCACGGATGCCTCCATAGAGACCTAGAGTCAACCAATTCAATGCTGAAGAGTAAGGAGCGGTCTTAGAACCTACATCAATTTCTCCACCCGGTGTGAGTGGGGTATCAATGAATGGAACTCTGAAATAAGGATCAGCATCTACGTCAGGCTGAATGTTCTGAGCTTGAGTAAGGATATATTCCCTCAAAGCTAGAACATCATTGGCTTTACCCATAGAAGCAGACATCTGATCTGGATGTTGCTGCAATGCACCTACGTATGATGTATTATCCATACGTTGAGCTAAATCAGATGCACTTGTGATGTATTGATCTGCGTAAGCCTTTTCAATCACTGTATCAGGATTGGTTGGAGGCTTATTGATAATTCTATCTACATCTTCAGGTGAGACATGCTCTTGCTTAGACAGTTCAGCAAGCTGGTCTGGAACACTAGCTTGTTTCTTATAGTCTATAGTAGCAGCAGCTTTATCTCTGTACGTAGGTTCCTGACCCTGTATGAATTGATTATAGACATCATCATAGCCTTGGCCAGTTACACCATACAATCCCATCTCAGCTTTAGCTGCGCGATTCTGCAATACCTTATCGTCTAGAGGAACTTGAGTATCCCCTAGATATATCTGAGGTTGTTGTGATGGTTGGTCTAGAGTTAACCCGTCCAACTCGTAAATCCTTTAGTCATATTACCGAAGAGATTACCCATTCCTTTGCCACCACCCATGAGGTTGCCAATCATTGGACCAGATTTCATCAAAGCACCCCCAAGGCTTGCAATACCTTGATCAGTAGCTTCAGTGCTCTGATATTGGCTTTGAAGTTGAGCAAACTGTCCACGAAGACCTGTAAGACTATTAGTAAGACCGAACATACTCTCACCAAGCTGGAGTTCATTACGAACCCCTTGAACACCGAAAGCTCCTTCGTTAGTTACTTCGGCTAATCCACCAGCCGTGCCTGAGCCGTATTGAGCACCTTGATTGACAGCAGCATTAAGTCCTTGCGCCCTAGCCCGTTGAGTATTTCTAAGAACTTCTAATTGATTACGTCTGGCTGACATTTCCATAGCCTGCTGTCGGACAGCATTCTGCTGAAGTTCATTCTGAGTTATCTGTTGAGAAAGAGCAGCAGATTGTTGTGCATATTGTTTACTAGCAGATGCTCCAGAGAAACCTCCAAAAAGAGATGTTCCTAAACCTACTATACCAAGAGTTAAACTAATTGGGTCCATCACACACCTGCGTTGACAGTCTCAAAGATAGACCAACCAATGATATCAAAAGGCTGACCATCGACTGAATTAAACATTAATTGAAGCACTATCCCATTCCCACGCAACCTAATACGTCTAAAAATCATACCGGAATTAGAATCATTGAGTTCTATAAATTGGGGTTGAGACCATTTATTACTATCAAAATCTATTCCATAATCCCATGCAGATTGCACAGTATAAGCAGAATAGCCACTATTACGGGAATAGACATAAATATAGGGAATTTGAAATCTCTTCAATCCCTGGCCATGGAGTTTATATCCTGTAGTAAATGTACTGGTATAATTAATACTACTCCAATCTACGTAATTACTATCGTGCTCATCAGCTAATGATAAATTACTTCCAGTAGTACAGATATATTTAATAACTGGAATAGGAGTTGCAGAACCTATTGACGGGAAATTAATGTATATGATACCATTGATACTACTATTGATATTATCAATAGAATAGGGATAAAATGCTTTGTTATAAGTATTATAGTTGAGAATACCATCATAGGCATACCTATCTGTAACTGAAGTTTCTTGAGTAGTTTTATATACCCATTGCACTACATATGTAATAGGATTATAGGCAGCTTTTGCGTATTTCTTACTAACAAGAGGTATCTGGTTATAAAATGAAAGTATAGTCCCAACTGTTAATGGAACAACCGTGAGGCTTCCACCTTGAGCTGGAATGACTTGATATATTCCTTCTTCATTCCAGAAATAAGGAAGACCAAGAACATCTACAAAAGACTTTTGACTAAGGACTTTTACAGAAGATATTTTAGTAACAGTATAGTCATTAGCTGCAAATCCAATTCCTTGACTACCTGTAATAAACCATACACCATTGTTAGCAAATACAAGTAATCCATTAGCGATGGGAAATAATTTATGAATGGTTCCACTCCCTACGATAGTTATTACACCACCGTCTGTAGGAAGTAACCCATTCAGGTTTTGAGATGTAGGGTCGTTTACTTGATAACAACTTCCAAAATCACTGACACCAGATACTACTTGTGAGAAGTAAATATTTTCAGTCCAAGTATAGAATGATGCATCTGATATAGTATCTTGAAATGCATTTACACCTGTATACCAAACTCTCCCAGCATACCATGTTCCAGTAGTAGGGCGTGAAGTAGTTACGGTAGATTGAACATTAGTTCCTGAAACTAATAAACGATTTTGATTAAAAGCAGGAAGAACGAAGTGACCTTGAGGGGCATTGCCTGCAACTTGTGTTACATTTGATAAAGTCCCCGCTGGATTAAAAGTATCCGTGTCGTCTTTAAAAGACCACCATATATCTGCATTACTTGGGTAGACATTAGCTGCCGTTGCAAAAGTCCCAATCATACCAGTAGTAGATGGAATTAACGACCAAGAACTAGGAATAACAGTTGCGACTGACCAAGCCGAACCAAGACTACAGTTAAGAACTAACGCTCCTGTAGCAGATGTATAAGAAACTACTGTTCCAATACAACCGGCTGTACCGGCAGTGAAGTTAACTAATTGAGTACTATTTTTAGCAGCAATAGTATTTCCTGTATAAATAACAGTAACTGAAGCACCTATGGATATAGTCAGTCCAGTTTGTATTATAAAAGTAAAGTCACCCGTTTGGAAACTATACGGAGTTGTTGATACCCCAGCCCAAGGTGCTCCTGCAACCCAACCTTGATTAAGAAGATTATATTGATGCTCAACAGATAATGTCGCCGGTCTAGTGCTTGGACCTAGATTATCGACACATCCTGTAAAATCACGAATATTAATTGTAATCAAAGCCTGGGTGAATGCGTGTGTTCCGGCATTATATGTTACATAAAATGGATCACACGAAGGATGGTAAACAAATAAAAATCCATTGCCATCAGTAAAAGCACATTCTAAAGTAGAATCAAAAGTAACACCAGGAACAGTCATACTCGAAATACTCAACTGTCCTAAGAATTGAGAGGACACAGGAGTGGTTAAAGTCACTGTTGCTATATTGTAAAAATATAGATTAGAACCTACTTGAATTACTAATAGTTTTGAATTTCCATCTCCACCGGGATTATTCCATACATATTCGGAAATAGCTAAATTAGTACGATCTATTGTTTGGGGTTGGCCATTGATTTCAACGTCAATGCCCTGACGTCTCACGACATCACCAATGAGTGTAAATTCACTATTGATGCAAGATGTTGCAGCATTCTCTGGAAAATTCAATCCCGTGGCTTCTGTTATTAAACCACGGGTGAAGTTATTCTCAGTAGTTGTAGTTACCTGTGCAGGCATTAGACCTGAGTAATCTCAATGTTACGTTGATTGTAATAATTTTTAGCAGCATCGAATGCTTGTCTAAAACCTGTATACCTTCCAGATAGAATAGGTGGTACAGAACCTTTATCGTATTTCAATGTCCACAGTGACGTATGTAAATCCATGATTGCATGAAGTTTGTTTTCTCCTTCAAATAACCTTGGGTCAACCCTCATAAGCGTATCTAATGGTTTTTTCCCTGCCATAACTTTTAATTCAAGTATACGATCAGGAGTACGCATCTTACTTTCTTCAGAGACACGACTTTCATAAATAGTAGCCATTAATATAAGCCTCCTCGTTTATTTTCAGGATAGCCCCAGAAACCTCCACGGTAGCCATAATACCCACGCTTACGCCCAAACCCTGGAAGTTCATCGAAATAACTAGGACGGTTGACAACAGCTTTAGTTTTCTGAATAATACTCCAATATCGCTCAACCTCACGCATTGCTAGAGGATGTTGCTGTTGTTTAAGTTCCTGCCAAGCTAAGGACTTAGCTTCATTAAATAACAATGGAAATAAGTCTTCAGAGAGATCAGGTATGAATGTATCTACCATCTGGAATGGTGGTATGACTCTACCACATACCATGGTTTTAGAACTCTGAAGTGTACTATCCTGAGTATTGTCATACCCATCAAATAGGACATAGAAATTACTAATCACAGTACAATATACAGGTTGTTGATTTGTCTTATAGTACAGCGTATATGTACCGGGATAGTTATTACTAGCGTCATAGAATGAATACGTAGCTGTATTAGTATTCTTAGGATTAAAACCTTGAACCATATCTATGAATTCATCGTTTGGAAGAATAGTAACGTAGAGATATCCCGGAGGAGCGTTGCTATCTGAATTCTGACTTGATGTTATATCAATATTCAAATCATGACTAAAATCAGTGGCTGTATTACCGTCTAGAGTGTTGCTATCGAAATACTTAATCCATTTTATTTCAGATATGCCTGATGGTAGTGTCATCAATACAGGAGATGATGGATTAAGACTAGGATTAAGCTGAATGAATTGATCATGGTCAGGAAGACCCAGACGATTGATAATGTCATTGTACTTAGTACGAATTATTGTAGCAACTTGCAACGACTCAGCATTATCTGATATAGAATTGACTTCATCTGAAGACATTGAAGACAGAATGTCTTGCGTCATTTGTAGAAGAGTTTGTTTCATTTATTCTTCCAGACTTTGAAACCTAATAGACCGAATAAGAATGCGAATGCTCCATAAGGAATGTATCTAACATCAACAGGATAGTCAGGAACTCTCCACATCAGTTCAGGATAGTGATAAGCAACAACGGTATCCCAGCCAATAATAGCAGACCAAAGAATGGGAAATACCAGAGCGGCATCTCGAAGTAACCGAAGACAGATGTCGTCGTTTGTATCTCTAATAATCTGCGCAGATGTTTGAGCATCTGTTACTCCTGCTTTGATTTGTTCTACTTCAGTACTCTTGAAGGTGCTGTATAAAGATACAGCTGTACTTCCAAGACCCTGAAGTATTGGTCCTATTAGAGGTAGCCAACTAAGCATGATGAACGCCGTTCATCTAAGCATCGTGTCCGTGAGCTAGATACGAAATCAAACCCATCGTAGCAATACCAGTTGGGATATACCATGGAACTGTAATAGTGCTGAGAACTTTATTGAACTGGTCGCTAGTGCTGACGTGATTTAAATAATCGACAACACCTAAGCCAGCAGCACTACAAGCCTGAGCAGCAGCCCAGATTTTAGTCTGAGAGTTACGCCACAGGCGTTGTATGAACGACTGTTTCTGCTTCTTTGGCAACGGTTTCGACCTTATTGACTGCGTTAGTGGCATCAACTTTGACGCCGAACCAGCCACGACCTTTGACATACCAGCCTGCAACGGCTGCAATCACGGCAGTGACAGCGTTAGAAATTAAAAGAGTAGACATAGAAAATCCTTGTATAATTGCGGGGTGCGTTATGTGCTTAGCATGATGAGCGATGTGATGAACATGTTGAGCTACGGGAGTGGGATCGGGAAGTGGGAACATTATTTACCTTTGTTTAGTTCTTTATGGATTGCATACCCAAAAGCAATAGCTAACAAGATACCGCCTCCAAGTACGAGATATTCGTGAGAATGCCAGAGTTGAGATAAGTAAGCTGATAGACCCACCATGGCTGTACCTGCCACTGGTCCGGCGATAGGTTTAGTCTGAGCGAGGTCTAGTGAGTGTTGGCGTACTCGCGCCACGCGAGCAAGCCATCCTTTAAGGAATCTTTCATTTTTACCTCCGGAAATACTGTGTAGGAAAGCTGTACGTTCGTCATTCACAGCATTGATTAGTTTAGTACCTGACAGTGATTTAAATCGCTGTAGAGCCTTCCTAGGGCGTCCTAGACCACTATTAACACCATAGTCAAAGCAAGTATAGTCAACGCCAGAAGAGAGGTCGTCACAACCAAGAGCATTCCAGTATTTCTCACGATAGATTGTAGTCGCTTGAGCTACCGTGAGTTTCTTGACGTCTTGAGCAGTTCCGGCCCGATTGATATAACTACGGTAGTCATTAAGAGTAATCCCGTAATTAGTAGGACCGCCTGAATCATTTGGATCATTAGTATATCCACCTTCGTCTTTGAGAAGTCTAGAAAGACAATCGTTGAAGTTTTGTTTCATGTTACTGAAAATGCAGCATTAGGACGACGTATTCCTGAATGCCCCCAATTTCCTAAAACAGTACCTGAAGGAGCACCGTGGACACATGTAAAAGTACAAGTTCCGTCATTACTAATTGAAATTCCACCAGTCAAGACAGCACCAATAGAAGGACAAGTTATATTTACAAAATTACATTGACTTAATGACATGCCGTTACAAGTAGAAAATGAAATATCTATATAATTTGATTGAACGCTAGGTGTACCTGTAATTTGAAGAGCTCCTGCAAATGCAGTGTCTGCGCCGGCACCATAAATACCTCCACCATGCCAAGTAAAGCCTTCTGCACCGGATATAACTACTGAATAAGATGTTGAACCAAAGACATTTACATTCTTAAAATCACAACTACGAATTCCATTAGGTGCTGAAGATTTTAAAGTTCCGTCAAAAACAATACAATTGACTTGGGTGTCATTAGCTCCTGCTCCAATATTGGTTACCCAGAGATTTTCAAGAATGATATCTCCTAAAGCAATTGAAGAAGAAGACTGTGCAAATATTAAACATCCACCTGAGGTTCCTGCTTGGGCTTCAATAGCCATGTCGTGAATACGGCTGCCACTGCAATTACCTGCTGAGGCCAACATATTAATTAAGCCAAGACCTCCGGAAGGGTTGTAATCTCTTACAAGAACAGTATTATTTATTCCCTTACCCCCAAGGTCTATTGGAAATGAAATAGAATTAGGTTGGGATTTAAAAAGGAATTCTCCTTTAGGAAGAATACCGACATGACTGCCGGAACTTAAAGCAGCTAAGAAAGAATTAAAAGCAGCTGTATTGTCAGTGACACCGTCTCCGACCATCCCAAAGTTTATACCGTATAGAATTTCATTATTTACAGAAGCTGTTGGGAGAGTTTGCCAAGACACATCAAAATCAGTATTACTGTTCTTTTCAAGGACTTGACCGATAGTACCGCCAGGTGGAAAGTTATTAGTATTGACTATATCATTAGTGATGTTATTGACTGTAACAGTTCCACCTTGGTTAAGACTAGTCAAATCAGCTACTCTAACAGGTTCATCTGAAGTAGCGGGAGGAGGAAGATTTATAATATGATTACTATTCATATCAATAGTTGCTTCCATTTGATTAGGAGAAGTACCATCTCTTGACAGCGTATTATCCATAGCTGTTTGAACAGTAGAGAAATTATTATTAATGGCAGTTAAAGCCGTAGTAGGATTTTGTGTAAGACTTCCTACTGTAGACATTGTGATTTTACTCATACCATGATCTCCTCAGCCCAACCAATAATTGAGCTAGTAGTTACACTAACTGTAGCTCCTGTTGTAGTCGAATGATGTTGCAATTGATACGTAACAGTAGAAGTGCTGTTATTAGTGTCTAAATATGAATATGTCACAAATCCTTCTGTTTGCGAATTAGTACCAGAACCTGAGACAACACCTATAATACCAGTCTGAAGTACTGTACTAGAACCTTTAATTAATTGTCCTGTATAAGTACTATTCGAACCTGAACCTCCAGCTGCGACTGAACCACTCGCTGTGTAATGAACAAGGATTGGATTGACTGCACTAGAAGGAGAAATACTAACACCAGAGCCTGTAACATTAGCAAATGAAGCAGATGTATTTGTACTTCCTGAGCTGGAAATGAAAGACCTGTTTCCAGTGGGAGTTCCGGGGCGAGGTATCCCCGGACCGTAGTTTTGAACATACAGTAAATTAGTTGTAGTCCAAGTCCCAGCAGTCATACCGGAAGGACCCCATTCGAGATACCCGATGATTTTACAAACCTTATTAGTCAAAGCCGATGTCGTATAAAACACACCGGCACTAGTAGCTGAAGATGATACAGCAGTTGTATTTTCTATGATATTCTCTGGTATTGGTGATATGAAAGATGATGCACCCAGGCCAGACCAGCAATTAATTACACCGAGTTGAACAGTGCCTGAATTATTAAAAGCTACAACCCATATACGGCAAGCAGTTGAGCTTGATATGCCTAGGGTAGAACTTGCTGGAAGAACAATAGATGTAGCTGATGTAATCGGAACTAAAGTAGTATTGCCAAGAGCGGTTGAGTTACTGTTTCTAAAATTAATGTAAACAGGAGAAGTAGCTGATGGAGTGTTTCCACCGTTGTCAGTAAGATTAATTGTCAATGCACCAGCACTAGCTGATACAGTCAAAGAAGAGTTAGGAACGTTATATCCAGTGTAATTACCATCAGCTTGAATTTGATTAGTTGAATTAGTAACGCCACCTGCTAACGTAAAAGCTCCTGTATTACCTGCGATAGAAGATACACTGCCTGCACTGCCAATGGTGGAAACAGTGGCAAATTTAAGAGCGCCTGAAGCAGCTTGATCTTGAAGAAGAACTAAGTCCGATGCTGCTGGTGAAGCCTTTTGAGTAAGACCTCCAATAGTAAATGCTGTAGGTGAAGCAGAAGAACCTGTGACATTGCCTACCAAAGTATTAGCAGCTTCAGAAGAAAGAGAGGATAGAGGAACATTACTGAAAGTATTCGAACTACCTGAAATAGTTTTATTAGTAAGAGTATCTGTAGTAGCTTGAGCAACTAAAGTATCTGTAGTAGCTGGAAGTGTCAAAGTACCTGAAGCTATTGAAGAGGCTTCAACTAATGTAGTACCAGATGTGCTTCCTTCAATGCCTAGACTAGTTTGAATGGTTGGTGTAATAATATTAGGATTTGATTGTCTAACTACACTGCCAGTTCCAGTAGGTGTATTAGCCCAAATAGCTGTTAGTGTTCCTGTAGATGTAACAGGTGAATTAGAAATTGTAAAGTCAGTTGAAGGAAGACTCAATCCAACTGAAGTCACAGCTGCTCCAGCATTTTCCCAACTCATTGCATAGTCAGTATTACTAGTCTTGGCTAAGACTTGTCCTGTAGTCCCTCCGGCCGGAACAGTACTGATTGTTCCGCCACCTATGAATTTATTAAGATCAGTTAGACGTAGTGGACTATCGTTTGTAGTTGGATTAGGAAGATTAAGAATCTGTTGATTATTAGCATCCATATTACCTAGGAGCTTATCACCAGCGGTATTATACGCACTACCAAAAGCAGTTTCGATAGCATCGTTATTGTTATTAATATCAGTGACCGCAGTCGTCTGATTCTGAAGATTGGCAAGATCAGTAAGTGAAACGTTGATTGTCATTTTATCTTTTCAGAAAGGGGTCCGAAGACCCCGATCTTAACTAATGCGTTGAAGAACGACAGTAGCGACACAATTAGCCAAACTAGTAAGAGTACCAGCTAGGATAATATTGACACGACTACCAGCGGTAATCGTAGTCGGTGAAGCGATGACCGTTCCATTTACAGGAGTGTTTGCAGTACCTGCTAGAGACATCGTGCCAGTAAGTTGGTTAGTACCCGAACCAATGGCTTGTGTCCCAGTGGCTACTTCAACCTGCATAGTACCAGATGAAGAAGCAGTACCTTGCGTGACTGAAGCACCTGCGACTTTGTAAGTACCTCCGAGATTTGGGTTCAACCAAATCGTCTGCGAAGCACTCGAAGAAGTAAGTGTAAGAGTCACTGCATATTCATAAGCAGGAATAATCACGCCAGTACTACCAGTCGTATTTGATTCGGACTGGATATTACTAACGATTACACTATTACCTGCGAGATCGACATTAATGGACATGTTATTCCTTTCTAGGAAAGGAGGGCCTTACGACCCTCCTAATCCATTACTGAGTGATCGTACCGATACCACGATAGAAGATTCGAACTCGAACCTTACCTGCCGTGAATACAGCCGTACCTGCCTGAGCCGTAAGATAATACGGACCAGTTGCATTCGCGGGAGATGAACCAATCAAAGTACCACCATGGGTGCTACCTGCTGGAATACTATCGGCACCGACGTACAACAGGATATCACCTGCCGTAGCCATATCGGCGTTAGTTTCTCCGTTGATGAAGGCGTGATCATAGTTCGAAGGAACGGTTGCCCGATCCATCTGAATTAGACCAACCTTAAGGGTAGAACTCGTGCCTGACGTAGCTCCAGTTTCAACTTGGAGTTCAACCTTACTAATAACCAGCTGACCACTCGGAGGAGCAGGGAAGATGAGATTATTTGAAATGATTGAAGCAGTTGAAGTCGAAAGCGTAGTAAGATCAATAGTGAATTCTACGATGCGATCTGGAAAGCCCGGAAGTGCGAACTCACCAGCTACTTCTGATGTTGTTTTATCAGTACCAAACTGTTGAAACAAACCGTCTTTATTAAGCCAATTTTGAGCCATGTTATTTCTCCTTAGTGCGTCACTGGTGTTGCAGCAGTGAGGATGATAACCATGTTCTCAGGACGATACAGCTTAAAGCCGTACTCGGTGATCGTGAGATACTCGGTCTGTTGCAGGTCCATGTTGAACTTGGATTGCACAGTTGGCATCTGACGGAAAGCACCAACCCATGGGCAGACGTCCCCAGTCTGGGCTGAGAAGAACATGTTAGCAACACCAGTCGTGACTGTGCCGGAACCAATCGTCTCAGATGCGATCTGAGGAAGATAGTTGCTGACATAGAAGTCAAAGCCGAAAATGTTGTAACGGAACTTGAAGCCAGTCTGAAGACCTTCCTTAGTGATATCCCCCCACATAGGGACGGGAGTCAAAAGGTTGACCATGTTTGTCTGAGTTTCAATGGTATAGGCCACTGAAGGATCAACGACGGCACAGAGGTTAACTAGAGGGACGTTAGCCTTGAACAGACTTTCCTTCGCATAAGCGAGGTCTGAAAAAGCCAATGCCTGACTAGTACCTGTAGCGACGTACCTGTGATCCATATTGTTAATGACGTTCTTATTGCCTGCTGTCTGTCCTGCATTCGCTTGAGCGAAGATACGAGTTTCGACACCCTCCATCAGCACACGATGCTGACGAGGAACGAAGGCTGCAATAACGTCTTGTGCGTAGAAGCTGTCGCGCTTAAATTTCTCACTGATAGCCGCACCGGTGTATTTATACTGGTCAAACGAGAAGGTGTAATTACCTGTATCGAATGCTTCGTACTTAACCGCTTGACCTTCAACGAAGTCAGCTTGTGTGGCTGCACCGATTGAAGGAATGTTGATGGTATAACCATCTGGGAAGTCAGAGAGAATACGGACGAACTTCATGGCATTCAAATCATCAAGAAGAAGTTCTTTGAGCTGACGGCTCCAGACATTCGTCCTGATAAGATTTTGGTTATTTGAGTCGGTAAAACCGGCCATGAAACCTTATCCTTTATTGACCCTATGCCATAGTTCTGCTATGGACTCACAAGGGTACAGTTAGTTGAAATCTCCATCCTCAAATGCATTACCTAATGATTCTGCATCACGGTGCATTTGAAGTTGGGTTTTTGGGTCCCAATACTTTGTCGGGTCTTTACGCTTCATGTCTTGGTAAAAATTCCAAGTCCTCTTCTGTGTCTTAGGAGCGAAATTGTCATTTCGGACATCTGAACGAGGTGGTGCCATAAATAAATCTTGTCCTTGATTGTTTAGCCCCATCACACGAAAGAATGCTTCTGGGGATTTCTTGGCTAAAGCGTTGACTTCTTCTTTGGACAAACCGAGAGTATCGGATTGCTCACGGAGAATCTCTCCGGCATTACTGCCATAGCGATCTCTGAGCTTGGCTTGGACGTCATTGAAGTTTCTTGTCTCAATCTCTATTCGCTTATTCTGCTCATAGCGATCTTGAATTAACTTCTCGATATCGTCTTTGCCTAGTGAAGGTGGCGTATTCTCTGGTGCCTTTTGGGGTGTAGTAGGCTGTTGAATGTCCTTGTTGTTTAATCGGTCGATTAAGGTTTCAAGGGCCTTACCTTTCTGAATTTCTTCTTGAGCTTTGATATAATCAGCACGGAGTTCATCCTTCTGACGCTCAAGCATTTTTACATAGATATCAGAATCAACTTTTGATTTAATCAACTCATCATCTGCGGTAGGAAATTTTTCTTTCCATTTCGTAGTGAGTTGTTGTCTAAGAGTTTCTTCTGTTGGCTGGTCAGCCTGAAATAAATCGTTTTCCATAATTCCTATTGGTCAATAGTAATGAGATTGCGAACGGTTCTTAAAATTCTGCGGCTACCGTTCATATCCGCTTGACGATAATCCCAATTAGGTATATCGTAAATTCGAGTATCAAGTTCTGTCTTGTTTAGATCGTCTTCTATTTCAATTAGTAATTCTTGGAGACGCTTTAAGACTTGTTTAGAACCTAATACTTGATTCTTGAAGTTGGTTTTCTCATCCTCGGTCTTAAGATGTTTAGTCCAAGCTGAAATCATTGTGTTCCTATCGTTCCGGGAGTTGTTGCATTCATTGGGGGGTTACGTTTGAGGATACTATCAATCCCTTCATTACCCGGTTTCATTCCTGGGCCGACTTGTAATCCAGGTCCTTGCTGGGGGCCGTTGTTATTCATGTCGTAGTCCTCGCCTTGACCAGTAGCAGTCATTGTCTGTTGATGAAGCTTTTCTTCTAGAACTTGAGCTTGTGCCTGAGCATCTGCTTGTTCCGCTAGTGCGATATATGGTTGGACAACATGGTAATCACTAAGATCGAATACATTTTCAAGCATCTTTGCTAAAGAAACGCCAGAAAAGTGAGGCTGAACAACAGGCCAAAGGCCAGAGCCAGTAAGGCTGGTGAGATTTTGTATAAGTTCAGCTTGTTCAGCGAAATGTCTAGCGGCAATTGGTTTAATACGTCCGACACCAGTAATATCTTCAACTGTAAGAGTCTGGAATGATGCCGCCTTGAATTCATCATCAAATACCCTGATTGTTACTGCACCATTGAGATTACGTTGTGCTAGTTCAAGCATAGCGTTTAACAACGGTTCGACCATCTGTTGTTCGAATTGATTTATCTTATTTTGGAAAACACGTGCAGAAGCATTCTCCAGACGCTGTACCTCATACTTGGTCTTTTCTCCAGGACTTCTGAAACCCATGGCTTCTTTCGGAGCACCGGCCATTTCTTCCATAAGATTCGCAAGGTTTTGAATCTCCATATTAGCATTAAGTGCCTGTACCTCCGGTACAACCAATTCGACATCGCCTTCTTCACTTGTGAATATCTTCTCTCCCGGCTGCCACACAAAATCTTCAACAAATCCCTTGACCTTTTGCACCGGATATGCAGTTAGATCAAAGATATCTGCTTTCATGTTCTCGACATGGTCCATACGATATTGCATCCCCACGAGATTATCGAGTGGACCCATACCCCACAAATTATCTTGTCGCTTCCGCCAAGGAACATGGTAGATAGGTGGTTGCCCGAAGAAACTGGGGTTAGGCAGGTTAGAGATAACACGGTGCCTATCGACAACAGTGATGACACGATTTTGTTGAAACTGATCTGTATAGTGGTCATACCAATCGCCATAGAAAGTCAAGACTTCACAATAACCCGATAGAAGATATGCCCTAAAACTAGCAAAGCCATCCATAGCATAAAGACGATCACGTTGAGTCCAATCGCCTTGGAACTCTCTGGCGTGGAAGCGTATTTCTTTAAGGTAACTATAAAGCTCTTGTATAGTTTCTCTATTCTGGTCATTACTTAGTCTATCTAACATTTTGGCGAGTTCGCCTAATGACACGATAGAACGTACAAACTTGGGCGTAGAACCAAAGTCTTCTGCAACCGGGTTCATGACCACATCTAGAGGACTTAGGCGTCGGACCATGGGACCGATGTAGCCCATTTGAGTATAACCGGGTTGGTTAATCCTTTGGTCTATCCATTCAACCGTAGCGAAGCAATTACCAAAGTCAATATAATCTAAAATGATCTTATCGAGTTCATGCTTGAACTGTGGTTGTTCAATAGCCCAAGACATGTAATTAGCGATAGCATCTCGCTTGGCTACGGAGTTGCTGTCGTCATCATTAGCTTCCCAAATCAGCCACTTACGCTTAGGGAAGAGAGTAGCTGTATAATTGCTATAAAGATTATCACGAATCTGACAGAGTTTGGGAACAGTAGTACGGTTCTTCCATGGATTAGTTGCGTTAGATGTTTGAGAAGTATCAGTTGCATATACATACCGTCGAATCTCTTCTTTATCGACCTTCCACATATTACGCAGTGTATCCCATTCCATATACTTCTCAGTCAAACGTGTTGCGAGAAGATCAGGATTGAGAATGTTTTCTAGCTCTAAAACCTTACCGGTCACAGAGTCCCTCCAAATCTAGTATGGAATTGCATTGGTGAAGATTGATCTTTCTTAATTGAATAATAACTTGAGGGTGCTAGTTTTTGGAGGTAATCTATACAAGCAGTGAGTGCGTCTTTGACATCATCATGTGCTGGGTTCTGAAGGATAAGTTCTTCTTCTAAAGTTTGAGTATTACCTGATTGATAATGCCAGATTTGCCGATTAGCGTACTTAGGCTGTAGTGTAGCCATAATACGTTCTTCTTTAGACCCTTCCCACCTAACAGGGTTAAACTCTTCTACTGATATCCCTAATCCATGTTTACGAATGTAGTTGTCTTTTAGATCGTTAACGATAACTTTCTGGGCAACAGAGACTTCGCAGCGTAGATTTCTAAAACCCCAACGTTGATAAAGTTGAAGGATATGTTGGAAGTAATCACTAATCTTATCAGTCTTGAAACGATCTATATCTAAAATATAATAGTTGTGATAGCCATCTACACCTACAACAACTATACTAGTGCTATCAGCACCTTTCTTAGTCGAGAAAGCAAAGTCAACTGCGGCTGCAATGTTTAATCTGTTCTTCTGGAAATGCCAGAGATAGTCTTTTTTATAAAGGAAATTAGGATCATAATATTGAAACAAAGATCGCGGTATAGGAGATGACTCAGCGTCTTGAGGATCATTATAATATTGAGCACGGAAGTGAATTTTATTGTCGTATTTAGAGCGTTTGTCTGCTAAGACTTGCGCATTAAACCCGAACCATTTACCATCACTCCGCTGAACCCTAGGCCACAAGAACTCACCAGTGCCATCACCAGCTGATTCCACAGGCCGTTCAAAAACATCGAATAATGGTTTAGTAACGCTTCCAGCTTCGTCATATTCTTCCGTCATCATCTCAATAAGTGTTGAATACAAATCCAACGGATGGTATCTAGTACCGACTACAATCTCTCTAGCGTCTACGTCTTCAATCGAAGAAAGGTAGCCATACTGTTCTTTAACTTTTTTCCGACCATCTTCAGTGTATACATTATTGGCGACAACGACGTCGTCAAGAATTGCGATATCGCAATGAAGACCAACAGTATTAGTTGTAAGACCAGCAGTAAAAACGCTAGGATCACGAATAGACTCTTCACGACGACGTGGATGATCCACGGAAATTTCACGTTCAGTCCACTTTTCTCTTTTGACTTCTTCTTTTCTGACCATATCCGGCCAGTATAATCTGTAGGTGTCTGAAGTTAGAATATCTTTAATAAATTTCAACTGCTTAACAGCTAGATTAGATGTACTAGAAATATACAGTATTCTCAGAGTAGGATCACGGGTTAATAACCAAGTAGCAAGATAAGCAGCCATAGCTGATTTCATGTGATCTCGTGGAAGAAGTAATAACTGATGCAGATTGTGATCTGAAGCTGTCCACCATCTAATTACTTCCCGATGTATATTACCAAGGAAACGTTTTGGATGAACTAATTCAATAAAATAAAGAAGATCACTTTCAGCTTGCTTACGTTTGTCTTC